TTAGCGGTGGTGCTTGTAGCAGAATTCAAGGCCGACTTCAGCTTCTCGGAGGAGCTCTTCCTTCTCGACTGCCAGTCGCTGAAATTCAAGACACTTTCCAACGGAAGGATTTTTGGCTGCTCTTCTTTCAAGTTCGGACAGTTGGTCGCGCATCCTGCTAAGCTCATTCCGATGAGCAGACTCAGCAATCCGTAACTCAGAAAGCGCCACAGCATCATTAGTCTGTTTGAGCCGGAAACCTTGAATCGTGCTTTTGAGAACTTGAATTTCAAGCCTTGCATTTTTTAATTCCTCCGATTCTCGCCCCTGCTGGACTCCAATCCAATAGGAAAAAACAAGAGCGGCACAAGCCACTCCTATTTTCAGAACATTGATTAGGTTCATTTACCATTCCACCTCCTGTGCGGCCCAAGGTCTACATGAACAAACGTCGGGTAAAAACCCACACCGCCGGTGCATCTTCTGTTCGCAATAATTTTTAAACGGCCTAATGCGCGCTTCCATTTTTCCGGATCTCGATAGCGGGTTGGCCGGATGTCTGCCGCTTGCCCTTTAACATGAAAAGAATTCGGCGTGCCTCCGATTTTCCGATTATGTTCCGGACTTCGGTAGCCGGAATTGATATAAATCGGCTCTCCAAAATCAGAGCGGATTTCCTCTAGCAAAAAATAAAGGCCCGGATCAACGACCTCGGGCCAAGGACTGGGTTGTCCGTCCTTCGATTCAAACTCGGACGGTTGAAAATGCTCGCTCATATTAAGTCCCTTCAATGTTCTTCTGGATTCTTACTTCTATTACACGAAGTAACCGCGTTCCCATCCATCCGGCGATACCGCAAAAGGCTCCGCAGACATCCGGGTCAAAACCAGCCAGATTCCTCAGCGTTGTGTAAGTTATCAGTCCGCACACTGCCGAAATCGCCGTGTGCAAAATAAATTCGGTCCATTTAAACTGCTTTCCTTCCTCTACTTTTAATAGGTATGAAAGGCTCCCACAAACCGCAGCCAAGATACAACTGACTGCCAAGTTCGCCCATATTTCTCTTAAATGTTCAATCATTCTTAATCCTTATGAAATTACCCAAGTTTTCTAATACCGACTTTCCTGTATTTCTTTACCTTTTGCTGTTCTCCATGGTTTGTTACGGGTACGCCTACTTTTTTCGCGGTTATGCTCTAACTTTGTCTGATATCAGCAAGACATTTTTAGCAATCAGTTCTTTCGTCATTGCTAGACGGTGGTTCTATTCAGCCTACTACGCCTCTCAAGTCGAACGACTCGAAGGAGAAGCCCCAGCAGAAGAGCTTTGCAAACTTAAAAAGAAGGCATCAGAGAGCAACATATTGGCAGCCGTGTACTCCAGTGCCGTTGCTTTCGGAAGTTTCTTATTCTTCATGTGTGAACTTATAGAACCAATAAATTATTAATCAATAATTCTCTCGTTAGCGGTTAACCTCCATACCCAAAAATTAGATTTAAAACGGATGCGATGTTTTCATGGAAATAAGAAACGATTTCAAACAGTTTGTAGACCATCGCTAGTACAAGCCAACATACGCCGACCACAGGCAAACCCACGCCCAGCCATAATGCGAAGCTCCTAAATGTCATCTTTCCCCTCAGCATGTAGAGTAAAATAATCCTCATAAAATATCCTTATCGCATATTTTGTATTCCGCTCTGTGCTACCAACGCAGGGCGGTTTTCTTTTCCTTTTTCAAACTCTAAATGCACACTTCGTGCCTCTCACGTGCAATTTTCCGATTTCGCTTTTTCTTCAATGCAACACCTCCTAGGCTGATTTCCAAACCTCATCTTCCTCTTAGTTTTTTGAGGTAGTTGGAAAACTGTTCCTATTTTCAAGTCTGGGAACTCTTTCAAGTATCAACCCAACTTTTTTCTTGATGCGCACACCTAACGAAAAGCCCCGCAGAAGCGGGGCGGATTAGTTAATTCAGGTAGGAAAAGAAATTCAAGTGATAACTGAGTTGGGCCGGATTGCCTCCCGTTATCTTGTAGAGGAACGTATATTCCTCGCCCTTCCTAACAGGAGAAGTAACAACGGGCCAGCCCCAGCCACCGTTGTATGACTGAGATATGTCGAGTGTTCCTCGCCTCATTGTCAGCATGACGTACTCAACCGCAGTATCCTGAGCAACCTGAAGGACCACGTAGCCATCGCTTGGCGCAGTGTATGTAAGGAAAGTATCGTTAGAAACAGAGGAAGTAAATTTTCCTGTTTGATAAACTGTGTTCCTATAAAACGGTACTGACTTATGACTTCCTCGAAAAGATACGAGGAGCAGTTGGAGGGACGACTTCAACATGACGTACCTCCTACAAGTGAAGTGTTACGCTGCCCCTTCGCTGGGAACGAATTTTGCCTCAAGCGGTTGCTGATCGTCTGTCTCGCAATAGAGACTAACGGTATTCCCCTTCCGAACCGGAGTTGTAATTCTGAGATAACCTTGAGAGTTAACGCAACACGTTCCCAGCTTTCCGGTAATGCCGACATTGACCGATGGCCGGTTTCCGCCGAATGTAATCCATCCATCACTTGGAGGCGTATAAAGCTGAGCCTGAGCGTGGTTAACAAAGAACGTTGTTCCGGGATTTGGGTTTGAGAAAAGACCTTGACTTCCGACCCATTCCTTCTTACCCTGCAAGAACTTCTCCGCAAAGAGCTGTACAAGCGACTTAAGCGACATAGCACACCTCCTTGCAGAATAAAGTCTTTAAGAGCTTTATACCCCCCCCCACCGATAGTTTTAGTAAACCAACATTCAATGTCTTTAGCCTGTCTAGCACATAACGTAAAGACTTGCCCTTTTGCTATCGGACAGGAACACATGAGAATGTCCCCTACATATTGTGGAGTTGTAAAGACATTTACGTTTCGGTTTTGAGCTGAGGCAATACAAGTGGCTGTATCTGCCGTAAATCTTATACAAGCAAAGCCATCAGTTGGAGCAACTCCGTTGTAAACGGCACCCCAGTTGTCGATAGAAGTAGTTGTCGGGGTTAGTGCCACATTTTGGGTTGACGGCATAGCTTGATGACCTACAAGCTCAGATTCCTGTTTGCTGTAGAACTTGGAAAGCAGGAGGCTCAGAATGTTTTTCAGCATAATGCGCCTCCTGCATTTGTCGTTCGGCTATCGAGCAGCCGCTGAATTAAAGATTTCAAACTCATTAGAAACCTCCTTGTCTCATTTGTGTTCTAGCTGTGACTTTCTGCTGTAGCTCGTAAGCCAAAGCGGTCGGAAACTCGGGCCACGGTACGAACGGGAAACCCCGTGCCTCAGGCAAGTTTCTCAGTGCTTGGCGATAGGTCTCAAGGGCCGCTCTGTCAGCGTCCTCAAGGGCTGATCTCTTGGCTCCTGCGCTTCTTGCCACGGTAATATCAGGCAGTTTCACGTAATCGTCTGTATCGCTGATTCTTGCGTTACGTTCCGATTTAATTTCAGCTGAATACTTTTCTAAACAAAAATCGTCTCTTTGTTCCGGAAGATTAGGTTTCGTATAGAAACAGCCATCGGAACTTTGATACAACGCCTGATTAATCTTCTCCGTGCGCACGGCAAAGTTTTGGCCCGCTTTGAACTTCACCGTTACCTTTCCGATCAACGGACTATCCAAAGCATCAACTTTTAAGTTGTCGCTTTTCAGACCCGGGGTCGTGAATGTGTAAAGCTGTCGCTCTCCCAAGAATCCTTTTGGTTTCTCGATTACCTCGATCGGAATTTCTTCAGCAACGTAACCAAAGCGAAGATATTTCTTTTCTACTTTTGCCGTAACCGGCTCCGGGCAAGATTCGGCATAAAAGCCGGCAGCGTCGGACAAGGCTGTAAAGCGTCCGCCTCCCAGATCAACTCCATATTTTTGAATCGGCCTTTCTAGTGCCTCCTGCAAATATTTCTTTTTGACTTCTTCTAAAGACATTTTTTCTCCTTACGAGGCATTCTGCTGAGCCTCAATAGCATCAATCTCTGCTTGGGTTACTCCGTTTTCCAAACACAACTCTTTGAAAATTCCTACCAGATAAGCTTCAACCGCTGAAAGGACACCGATATTGGTTCGCGCTTGGCTCTTGGCTGAATCGGATAGCGTTTGCTCTGTGGTCAAAACCACAGAATTGATGATCTCTTCACGGGTTTGAGCGGCCGCTGCATTTGCAGCGCTCTGAGCTTGAGCCGCGTAACTCTGAATTTGGGCCAACAGGCTCTGAGCTTGCTGCACCACTGCAACAGACTGAGACGAACCTTCTGCCTGCAGCCGATCGATGTAATCAGACAGCGCGGATTCCATTTGCTGCAAAGCATTGGCGATGTCATCCTGAACGTCTGACTCCTTGGCTTCAATAGCAGCAATCTGAGTGTTTCCCGCCTGTTGAATCTCCAAGATTTTTGCTGCAGTTTCCGTCACGACTCCATTGGCCGATGCTTCGGCTCTATTCGCCGCGGCCTCGGCAGCCAGCTTGTATTGTTCCGAGGCTGTAGCCCGGGATCGGAAATCCTCGAAGATGTCAGCCAACTGGTGAAGGTTGTTTTCATCCGGCTCGAGTCCGGCACCCTCGATCACGGCCATAAATTCTTCCGTGATCATGTGGTGCCAATAAGCACCTAACGTTGTAGGCAGTTTCCCGATTGAACGATCCCCGTCCTGAGGGTAGCCGTAGGAAGGATTTTGAGGCGGGGAGGGCGGCGTAGGAGACGCATCCGCGTAATAAAGCCTTTTCATTGTGTATTCCCTTTGAGCATTAAAAAAAGCCCCTTTCGGAGCTTGTTAAATATGGATGTAAACAGGCGCTCGGCTCGCCGGCGGTTGGATATGCCCGGTTCGTCCATAGACAGGAGAGCAACGGCTCGCGTTAAATTCCACCTTAAAGTGCTGGTCGTGGGAACCGGATCTTGAGCCTTGGTTATTGCGTGTATAGGTTCTCCAGAAGGCGCCTGACACCATACTGGTGTCGTTGTCATAGGCGTTGAAGTCGCCGATTACGCCGGAAATTCCCGGAGCACCCGAGTCAATATATTCTCCCGGGCGCACGTTGGAGCCCCAAAGCACTCTGTCTAATAGATACGGAACATTAAACGTCGTGCTTCCGTTGCCGGCACCCCAAGTTGTACCGATGGCAGCAAATAGAGCTGAATAAGCTGACCGGCTCACGGCTCGACCATCACAAAGAAGCCAGACGGGACTATTAATAAAGTTACCCGTGTAAATGATGAATCCCGGCGGAAAGGTTTCAAACTTATCAACTTTCCCGGATACAGCATTGATCATACCGGTCAGTTTTTCTTCCAATGCGGCCAGTCTTGCTTCAATACTCTGATCAAGCTGGTTTAAGGTATTCCTCTCCGGCTCTATTCCGCCTCCGACGATCGCGTTTCTAATTTCCTCAGTAACAGCGTTGTACCAAGGAGCTGTCGGAACTGTCGCCAATTGCCCGCCGCTGCTGGATCCGTCGGTCGGGTATCCTGAGGGAGCGTCCGCGGCAAAGCTAGGCTCCACCTGAACCACCCTAGCTCCGTAAACTCTGTCCATTTTCTAAACTCTCCTGATTCCAATATCCGAAATAAAGTTTCGTGTGAGCAGGCGCGTACCGTCTAATCAAACACTCGAGAACGGAGTCGCCCCACCAAGCCAGAGGCTCCTTTACTTCGCCAGTCACTAAGTGCCATTGAAGTGTGTTGTTTGAGCCGCCTAAGACATTGACGCGCCAAGTGTGTGGCCAGCTCTCTGCAGCTAAAACATCGTTGACATGACTCATCACGTTGTATTGGTAAAACTCATCGATTACGATGCTGTAGCCAAACATCGCTGCCAGATCGATAAAGAACTGCTTGTTTTGTGCTCCGACGGTTGTCATCTTCCAAAGCAAAAGCCTTCGTAGGGTCGGCATGTCAGTGGCACCCCAAAGTTTGAGACACTCATCCGGCAATCCCCATTCGGCCAACCACTCCGGAAATGTCTCGATGGCAAAGCGAGGATCAGCCTCCTTAATCAGAGCGTTTGCTCGGGAATCAATCCTGGCCAGCTCTGTGCCCCATACTTCAAACATCATTGCGTACAGACTGGTTGAATCTCCTCTCGGCCAAGCGGGACCGGGAGGCAGGAGCTCCTTGAGCATCCCCACATACTCATGCGCGGTTACTGCCATGTGATTTCTCCTAACGACAACAATTCGTTATTGCTGTCCGGAATCGGATCGGACGTCGGCAGAACAACCGTATGATCTTCTTCTCCTAATGCAGCACTGATTGCCGCTCGGATATGAGAAAGATAAATTCGCTGTCCCGGAGCGCCCTCACGAGCAAACAGATCTCGAAGTTCCTGTTGAACTGCCGCTCTAACTTCGGCGTCATCAGGAAGAAGTCCGGATATTTTGATGTTGACCGGTTTAATCTCAGGCGCGTAAACATAAAGGTGAGCTGTCACAGGTCTTAACCCGTCAATGTGGGCAAAAACTTTATCCAGCATTGCTTTGTCCGGAACAATGTTTTCATAACCGTCACAAACAAAACGGACCGTAACAGTCCCTTCACCTTTTTCCTGAGGAAAGCACCACGCTCTGGTGACGCCAGGAACCTCGAGCGCCCATTGAACGTAGTCCGAAGAGGTTCCTCCGCACGGAGTCTCGCGGACCCGGCTTAAGAGACGCGCCCGCAGGCTGTCATCACTTTCAGCTTCCGAGCCGCCTCCGAGCTTAATAATTTCGACTTCACTGAAAACGCCAATAATCGGAGAGACCAGTGTCAGCACATCGCCGACCTGCTGATTCCCAATAACACCATCATTTAATGCTTCCACGGCGGCTTTTCCGTCTGAGGCAACCGCCCCGGTCGTTTGGTACTGGACACCGTCATCGGACTGAAGAATCGTACCGACAGGGACGTTTACCAAGTCAGCGGAAAAACTAAACGTAACTGCCCCGGACGCTCTCGTTGCCTTCTTCCTCAGCAATCCGTAAATCGATGCCCAACGATCCAGATACTCACTTTCTGCTGTATCGAAAAACTGCTGTCTATTCAGATAACTGATGTATCCGTATAACGAATGGGCTGCGCCGGCTAAAACGCGATCAAAAACTTTGGCGTTTGATCGTCTTAACTGAGGAACTGACAGGCGGCTCTGTGTTTCGCCGTCCAATCGATCAATAATTTCCTTCAGCGTCGGTCTTTCAAAACTCATAATTCGCTCCAAACATCCGCGAAACGAGCTGTTAAGCTCTTCCCGTCAGGACGAACAATTTCAATCTGAAGATTTAGGCGCTCAAAATTATCGAGCTCAGCTGCGGCTTTAATTTCCGCGGCAATGTTGTCGTCCAGCATCCACTGCAGAGCTTCCAGTGCGTACTCTTCAGCTGACGCAATATCTTCAGAAGTACGGCTGGAGCGCATCAAGAGCCAAAGCCGGGAGCCGAACTTATCTCCCTCGTCGGAGTAAGAATCCGCCCACCAACCCATCTTGGATTCGCCCGGTCTTTCGTCATCTTCTTCTGCTCGCGCCCATGAAAAAAGGCTGTTCACCACAGCCCTTGCTAAGTCATCCCTTGCGAAATCGGTTAGGGTCGCCTCAACACCATTTAGATAAAACTGCATCGATCTCTACCAATTAAAAAATTCGCTGCGATTACATCTTTTGATCCGGAGAAGACCCTCCGTTGTGTGTGTGACTGTTGTAAGTTCCACGCATCCCGGACATCGAATAAGCACCTCCTTTATCTTGGATCTCGCCTGCGGCCACGATGTTTCCGCCTACTTCCAAATTGCCGGTGCATTTTGTAAGCGGTGCATCCACAAGGACAGACGCCGTTGTTTTGACTGTCACCGGGCTGGCCACTCCTTCAACTTTTATTCCATCTCTAGAGAGAAAGACTTTTCGTCCTAAATCATCAAAGACAACCACCTCTCCGTCCTTTAAGTTGACAGGTCGATATCGTCTGTCAGTGACCACCACCGCAATCGTATGGTCACGGTCTCCACCCAAGGACACTGCCAAGGCTTCAGCATCCTGCAGTGGCTCCGATGTAAATCCATAGGGCTCAAAATGCTCAACTGGCTGCCGGACATCGCCGTCCAGAAGCTCGATCTGGAGTGTTCGGAGCTTGCGCGCTCCGTTCTTAGCGCCGACAACGGCTCTATTGATGAGCGCAGTAACCAAATTCATAGTTTTTAGGCAAAAATAAACCCGCCATAACGACGGGTGGTTTCTAAAAATTTCTTAATTTACTTGCGGCGCGGACGTCCGGCAAGAATGTCTTCGACAGCCTGAGCTGAAGAAATATTTTCTGTGTACATTCTATGCTCGACTTCCCTTTGGAGGGCTTGTTCAAATTCGGCCCGGCGCTGTTTTTTCAGAACGGCCGGAGAAGCGGGCGGAGTTGTAATGACCGTCATCGGATCACGATAGCCGTCAATCCAAACACAATTGGCGGCGCTCCCGTCAGGCAGATGATCGCACTTAAGCCCGGCCATTGCCGGAGAAGATAAAAAGATACTCAAAGCGACTGTTAAGAAGCAGATTTTGTTCATGGGATTCTCCCGCTATCTTTTTTGATCTCTTCGTCTTCAATTTTAATCTTCTTCGCATCCGGCTCTTCCAGCAACATGTAACTAAAAGGATTTTTTAATTGTAACGAACAGGTGGTTCCTGAAGCGCTCAAAGAGTAAGTCACCTCGACAATGATCCACGATCGCGAGAGATCAACTTCCATCAAGCTGTCAATAACCTTAACTGAACAATTAACTCTCCACAGGCTCCCGCTGCGTTGCCGCCAGCCCTGGAGCTTATAGTTAAGAATGTCTGCCTCTCCTCCGCTCACAGCTTTTAGTACACCGACCCTCTTTCTTAAGATCTCGGTTGAAGCGTTGCCTTTTTCTAATTGGACTAAGCAGCGGGATCGACGGCAAGAAGAATCTCGGACTTCGGCCCTTAAGTGGTTGGAAGAAACAGGCAGTTCACTTGTAACGTTGGCAGCCTGTCCTAAGACAACGTAATCGCTGTACATTTTTGAGGAATCTATTGAACGCGATCCTTCGAGAACGTTTACTCCCAACTGAATTGCGTCTTCGCAAGAGCCTCCGGAGCCAGCTTCCGCAATCACCAGATCTCCGAATTCGTTATCAGTCAGCAGCAGGCCGTTTTTGCGCAAGTAGTTCTGAATGGCACTTCCGAGTTTCTCGGTTCTCGTAAATTCCAGATTCCTGCGATCCACCGCACCTACTTGGTCCACAACCTTAATGTCATAAGCTCGACACACCGACTGCAGGTTCTGAAGATTCGTTTGGTTTTTATACGAAACCGGATAATCCATCGGCATGCAGCAATCCTGCAGATCAACCGTCCTGCTGGCGCCTGAAATCCTGATAGAAGATCCGGAAGCGTTGTACGAAACCTCGCGCTTCGTTATGTATCCTGTGAGCACGCGATCTTCACCGATAAAAACCTGAACACTGTCTCCGGGTTTCACTCCCAGTGTCAAATCCTCTTTATCGCGGGTAGCCGAAACCGTGAAGGTTCTCGCCAGCGTCTGCAGCGCGCAGGTAATGCTGACATCCAGCCAGTTTTCATACTTTCGGCCGTTAACGTAAAGCGTTACCGTATTATTTGATTTGGAATTTACTTGCATAGGTTAGATATGACCAATCCTCCGGAAATCCCAAAGGACATCATCGAAAGCTACAAAAAGCTATCCGAGGCGAAACAAAAACGTCTGGAATTTATGGCGGCTTATCCGGAATACCTTCTGGATAAGAACCGGGAAGACTTGCTTAACGGCATCGACCTTATCCGGAAAGACTTTCAAGAGAACACTCGCCAAATAGCCGAAGAACTCAGTAAGTCATCATCTAGAACTGCGTGGAAAATCGCCATCTTCAGCTTATTCGGAGGTTTTCTTTTGGGTCTGGTTAGTGCCCTAGTTGTTCCATGGGTATTCCGAATAACCAACATAGAAACGGACGTATCAGCAAGTACCACCAAAACAGTGTCGCCGGAGCACCTATCAACAGAAAAAGCACAAACGCCGAAATCTGAATGACGATCCAGTTATCCCAATTGATCTTCATCACCGCCTCATTCATTCAAAAGTTTCAATTCAACCGCCGGAACGAAGCCGGAATGCCGGATCTTATTTCTTCCGACGATTTCAGCTTCTCTGGATGCGTCGCCGTAATAGTCATAAGCCAGCACCAAGGCCGGCAGCACTGAAGACGGCTTAAAGCTAACCAGGCGCGCCTGATTTTCAGCTCTTTGCGTAATTGCCTCATAGACTGCAGATCGAGACTCGCACAACGCTTCATAGATCGGATCCGAAGAGACCTTTAGAGATTCTTCATCAATCGCCTCCAGAATCTCGTTCCTAACAGCGATTAGGTCATCATAGGGAGCCGTCTGCACCGGTGTTGAAGCATCCAGCCTATCGTTGCTTGTCCCGATCTCGGACGCCGCAACAACCATGTTGGCCACCGACAAACCTCGAATCATGGCTTGACCTGCAGCATTTGCTTTTTCTATCCGTTCAGAAGTTGTCCTGGACGCAACGGCCTGAGGCTTCGCGCTGTTTAGCTCGGAGCTCTGAGTTAAGGAACGGAAGCGGTGAGAGACATCCGTCCACGCGTGGACGGTAGAGGCAAATCCCTGCAGCCCGTAAGTGTCCAAAACCCGATTAAACAGGGCATCAGCCCCGCCTTCAGCTAATGTGATGACATCATGCGAGAGTGTCGCGAGTTCATCGGCCAGGTCAAAGACGTCGCAAACCGATTGAACGGTTTCGCTGTTAAGAATCCCCTGCAGATCCAGCCCCACCGCTTCTTTCACAAAATCCTGTGCTCCGGATAGATCAAAGGTTTTCACAAACTCATCGAACTCAGCATTTACAAGCAGCTGAGCTGCAGAAAGGCACTTTGCACCGACGTCCAAAAGAGCATTCGGATACTGCAGCTTTCCGCTCTCGACAAAAGTCAGAGAAACGGAGGCTACACGGTTCGATTCAAAAACCGGAGCGGAAAGATCCGTCGGCGTAACCTCCATCGACCCCAGCCACGGATGGATCAGACGTCCGCTGCCGGGCTTTTCGCAGGCCGCAATCAACCGCTTCATCCGGGCGATGTAGTCGTATCCGACGACGAAAGCCGTAATTCGGATTGTGCGCTTAGAGCGCCCCATATCTTCAGTAAAAGGATCGTCCCTTTGAGGGTACTCAAAAGTCTGAGTACGCCTTCCTATCGAGAGATTAGAGGAAGTCACCTCAAAGGGAACTCCACGGAACGACGCTCGTCTCAATTGAGGTGCGTTCATTAGTCAGCCCCTATAAAAGAGTAGTTTTGAGTGGTCGCACGCATCGTGCCGCCGTTGGAATCGACCTTATCCACTGCTGCAGAAAAACCTTGAGGCAGCTTCAGCGTGACTTCCAAACGGTTATCGACCTCACTTGTCTGCGGATTCTGAGTTCTTTGGCTGAGCGCAGCAATATCAGAAGGATTAAGCGAGGGTGCGGCCGCCGGCTCCGGCGCTTCCGTCCTTGACAGACCGACCATCTCTCTCAGGTTGCCTTTGATGTTGCTCCAAGAAAGCGCGTTTTTAACGCTCTCCCAGCGCTTGACCAGGCCATCCCAAAGTTCCTTAATTTGTTTGGTCGCGTCATCCCATCCTCTAGTGAAGTTGCCGGGAATATCAGAGAGGGCTTTAGAGAGATTCGGGAAGGAGGCATCAAATTTGGCCAAAATTTCATCCCAGTTCTGCCAAATGGCAATACCGGCTCCGATCGCCGCTCCAGCCAGAAGTCCCCAAGGTCCGAAGGCTGCAGTCACTGCTGCTCCGACGCCGTAGAGTTCTTTTCCGACGCTCAGAAGGTCTCCGACAAGGGAAACACCCAAAAGCGCACCAAAGCCCTTGATGATGTTTTCCCAGCCGCCAACCGAATCGACAAACTCCATGACTCCGTCAATGAAATCAAAGACGCCGTCGACAACCTTTTCAAAATCCACTTCGGCAATTGCCTTGGAGACCTTGTCAAAGAGGCCGTCCAGCCTTTGCGCGATCAGATCTTTATTGGCCACGACCCAATCCTGCATTCGAGTCACAATGCCTTCAATCGTCGGTGCCAAAGCAGCTCCGATCTGGGCGCTGACACCGTCGACCACTTGAGAAAAGGTGCTCAGCGTATCCGTCAGATGAGCTGACTTTGCGACCATGTCTTGGTCCATCACTAAACCAAGCTTGGACGCCTGTTCGCCCATGTCATCCAGACTTTGAGCTCCGCCTTCGAGTACGGGAATCATCCGTTTAGACAATTCCTCACCAAAGGCAGCCGTCAAAATACGCATCCGGACAGCAGGAGACTCATTATTTTTGACGGCCTGAGCCAAATTTCGCATGACATCGGCTGCATCCCTGATCTGACCTTTAGAGTCTTTCAAAGAAATACCGAGGCGCTTGAAGATGGCTGCCAGATTCTTGTTCTCGCCTCTGGCGGCTTTGCCCATGTTGTCCGTGAGCTTACTTAAGGCCTGATCCATTTGGTCAGCAGACATCCCTCCGAGGCCTGCTGCGTAACGCAGCTTCTGCAGGGACTCCACACCGACACCCGCTCTTTTGCTGGCTTTATCGATAGAGTCGCCCAAAGTCGTGAATTTATCGATCGCGGCCTTCAGACTGAAACCTCCGACACCGCCAAGCGCCGTAAGGGGAAGAGCGAGCTTGGAGGCAAGCGAGACGGAGGCCTTAGCAAAAGAAGAAAAAGAGCGGCCGACTTTGCCGATATTGGAGTCCACCTTCTTTAATACCGGACTTATCCGGTCCGTCGCGGATAGGATCGCCTTGAGGCTGTATTCTTTTCCTGCCATGATTTTTCTTCCTCAATAATGCGAAGAGCCTCTTTCGCAAGTTCGATGACTCGCGAAAAAGGCTCCCGAGCAAGCTCCGTCGGACGCTCGCCCCAAAAACGCGCCGTGTTGTAGAACAACTTTACGGCCGTTTTCTTGTCGCTGAGTCCGAGCGTGTAAAAAAACTTCCCACCTTCGAGACCAGCTCCATCGAGTCGGCGACACCAAAACGGCCCACGGTTTCTTTCGGCAGACCTGAAAGCCGGATGACGTATTCTCGAAGGAGCTTGAGCTGCTCCTGCTGGCTCGAGCAATCTGCAGGAAGCCCGAGTTCACAAATCAAATCGAAGTCCGGACGTTTCAGTCGAACGATTGTGACTTTGTTGCCGGAAACTTCTACCGGATCTTCTAATTCGTAGACTTCTTCTCTCATGACCATCTCCCGGATCGACCGACAAACTTGATGGCCACCGTTCCGCCATCGCTTTCAAAGTCCATCTCTCCTTCGACCCATGCGTCGGAGAGCGTATAAGTCTTGCCGTTGGCCAGTTCGGCCACGATCGTGCCCTCCGTCATGGTGTCCAGATCCTCAATCGGGAAGTCCGGCGTAACCAGATAGGTTCCGTCAATGAACGGAGCGACCGGTGTTTCTTTGAAGTGGACCGATCCGTTTGTAGACACAATGGTTTCTTTTGTGGACGTGGAGAGCGGAACTGTCATTCCGCCGGAAATATCCAGACTTTTGCCATCCACAGTGATATGGCAGACACCTGCAATGCGCATTCTTAAAATCCTTATTCGTTAAATTGGAGTCGGAACTGAGCCAGAACCGCGAAAATTCGGAGCTGGTTAACCAGGTCCGGCGGCAGCAAGACATCCACTCGGTTCGGATCGTCTTTGTTTCGCTCAACGATGAGATATTTCGCAAAGAGCGCAGTGTTCTCAACGATGGCCTTATCTTCCAGCTGTTTGTAAAGCGAAATAATTTCGCCTCGGATAATGGAAGGCGTGACAACTGCCTGGCCGGCCCCGAATCGTGTCCCGTCGCTTGCTAACTTGTGGCGCGGGTACTTGCTTGTAATTCGAGTACGCAGCGCCCTCAGAATGTAGGCGAGCGTGTGAAGCGTCTCAGAGTCCAGATAGGAGTTATCCGCGTCTCCGAAGCGATTCTTCTGGTACGTTGTAATGGCACGCTCAACGCGCATGTAACCGGCTTCCGTGTACTGCGTGGCAATGCCGTTATTGAGCAGGATTTGGCGCTCTTCCATCACAAAGCGCTTGCCGTAGGGAGCCGAAGTAATTCCAATCAGCTCAAGCGTCTGAGTCGGACGCGCCGGATCAATGGAGATTTTGGCCGCGTTCTGTGCTCCGTAGGCGGCAAGCACCTCAACGGCCATGGACGGAACATCCGGCTCGACACCAATAATCGTGGCGTGCTGATCGTTACGCACGCTGCCGAAAATCTGCAGCTCGTTGATCGTGCCTCGTTTGCAGGTGTAGACATGACCGTACACCTGTTTACTGTAGGACCATCGACCGGAGGTATCGTTCATAACCTCTTTGAAATAATCCAAAGAAGACACGTCGGAATAAGGCAGGAGAATAAAGTCGTAGGCTTCGTCTCCCATTACTTTTACAAAATCCAGAGCTTCAAAATCCGGATAACCTGTACCGCCCGCCATCGCGGCAATCTTGACGGCCAAGCCTTCCGGAGTTTCTTCACCGGCTCCATAGCCCTGAACGTTGACGGCAAGCTTAATGTCATTGCCGTTAGCACCTTTATTTTTAGCGCTAATCGTCACGTAACCTTCTTCAACTTCCGCGTCATCCTGGCTCTTGGAAGCGGCGGCTGTCACAGGAAGATCAGGCTTGGCATTAATCGCAGCAGCAGCTGCCTCGGCAATTTCAGACGGTTCATTTTCCACTGCTACAGGGACTTGCACTCGGTCAGCACCGACATACAGGCTCAGAATTCCGCCGACAGACGGTGTTCCGGAAATCGTTACCGTGCCGGAAGCCGCAGTGCCCACTGTCGGATCCTCCAGCGGAATCGCCCAGACTTCACCAATCGTGTCGTTTTTACGATAAACGGTGTTCATTCTGGCCAATTCAGAACCGCGGCCGAAGAGCTCTTTGCCCTGACTGTCGCCGGTCACCAGTACTGGTCTCATCGGGGTTGCCTTGCCCTGAGTCATACGGCCGATCAAGAGCGTTTTAAGGCCCGTGACGGCGGTATTGGCCATCGAGTTGTCTACTTCGGCATAAAAAAGCGGCACCCTTACGCCGCTCGGAATGTTGTTAAAAGAAATTGTCACTTTTCTTGCTCCAAATTAATGTGCATCTTTGCCTCCATCTGTCCGTCCGGCCGTCCCTTGTCTCCGATCACATCGACATCGGTATACATCCGGAGGAACCTTCCGAGACGATCGATGTCTCCTCCGTGACGGGTTTCGTTATCGCTGATTTCGTACTGGCAGGAGAAATCCAACTGGACGGTCAATGCCGCTCGATTAAGATCCAGGACGGTAAGAGATTCAAATTGGATCCAGTCTCTGCCGGCCTGAATATCGTCGGCTCCCAAGATGGCTTGAAACACTTCCTTTTTGAGATCCACCGACTTCTCCCAGGCCGTCAATCCCTGTTCATCCTCGGTATTGGCGACCATCAAGATGACGGCAAAGTTGAACCGTACCTGCTGCTTATAACGGTTGATTACTGCCGGATCTTCCGGATCTTCAGAGACCGGAATCACAAACGCTGCCGGGAGGAGTTCGGCTGCCACCGACTCATCGAGCCGGGAAAACGTTCCGACACCAAAGACTCGGCCCTCGAAACCCGGGCAATGGGCCCGCAGTTCCTGAATAATGGGTTTTAATTTCACTTCATCAAGCTCCTAACCGGGCCCGGCTTAAAGGCATCTTCTAAAATCTGCCCCACGACCGATTGAAAGCGGGTTCGGCCATAGGTTTCAGCGGCAGCAGAGACCGGATTGGCACGCGGCTTGGCCACTTTTGCCTCAAAGGATTGTTTGCGGTGCGCACGGGTTCGCTTGCTGCGTTTGGGCCCTGCGTG